GGATAACCTTTTGATGCAGAGAATACAGCCTCGTAGCCGGTTTCCAGCTCCCAAGAGCCGGATGCTATCGCAACCGATGCCTCAAAGAAGGGTATCTCAACTATGGTCTTGACTACGGTCGAACTTTCAAACTCTATGATCCTAGCACGGCCAAAGCCATTGAGGACGTTGATATATTGGTTGACGTTGCCGGCTGAGAAGACCCCGGAGGAGGCGGTAATCTTGACCGTACCATCAACCGCATCAGGTGTAATCGTAGCACTAGGATTAGATGTGGCGATAGTAAAGGCATGAAAAGGCGAGGTCAGTGAGATTGTGCTTTCTGTCCAGGTCTGGTTGTTGGCCCCTCGTAGAATCTTTCTAGGGGCTAGATCTTCCTGTACTAATATCAATGTATCGGCTGATTGTGTGAAATATACTTTTGATAAATCAATATCGCCTAAGTTGATAGCCAGATAGTCATTACCACTGCTATTGATGTTTGTGATCTGCACAGTGTTAGCAAAGACGAACATTCGTGTTTCAGAGGCCGATTGCTTTACAAAGACCAGCATAAAACTCTGATCGTTACTAAACTCAAAAGGTATAAGACGCATACCGTTCTGGGCCGTAAAAGAGCCTCCTAAATGGCTGGTAAGGTCTGCCATGAACGCTAACCCTGGTCTACGCTCAAAGCCACCCTGTGGCAATACTGTGATGTTCTTGGCTCTATCTAGGGCAGAAGGATAGTGATTGAGATCCACCCGGCCTTTGACAAGAGGATCAAGCTCCCCAACCGTGAAGTTTGATTGATAAACTGTAACCCGGCTCATCGGACATCTACCAGCACATAATCAGCAAGAACTTGCGAGGATTGACCGGAACCATCAATAACCGTGGCTTGCCGAAAGTATCCCCCTCGTAAGCTCTCAAGAGGAGTACCGAGAGCCACACCTTTCCAATAATCCGACTTGGTAGTCTGGTCGGTGACCGGTTCAGCTAGATGCCATGCCATTTGATAGATAAGTAGTTGTACAAAATATGCCGGCATCGCTGGCTCATCAACATCCCTTTGGTAGTCAATGAAGATACTTTGTTCTTGTGATAATAGTTCAGCCCCCTGGATCTCATAGTCAGTAAGATTAGGAGCATTGGTATTGTTAGACGTAAATACCTTTCGTGGTACTCCATTCACCATATCAGAAGGTAAGGCATAGGCATACTGCCAATAAGATAGGGGAGTGGAGGCTGACTGGGCCAACTGTGTTTTTGTAAGTGAAAAGCTCCAGGGATACATTCCTAGAGTTTGTGCTTTGACTTTAGGATAGATGACCCCGGCTATAGAGGCTGGGGCCGTACCATCCGAAAAGGAGGATATACTCGTTGATCCGAGCAGTAATAGGGCTTGAGAACAAATAGATACGTCTGTGTCTGTGCTTGCCATTCAAACCCCTTGTTGGTTTGGGAGGCAGTCGGAACCACCCCCCAAGAGTATTAGTCACTGTCTGTTACAGCTCCGATTGTTGTTCCATCGGATACGTCTACAACACCACTGGCATTGCTAACGACTATATGCATTGTGACCGTTCGTGTGCCACCGGTTGAACCATGTACGATGATCATGTCACCTACGTTGAGAATGTCGGATAGATCGTTGAAGTATCCTGACGCATCAACTGCGGTGTGAGCCTCGGTTGTGGTATAGACATACATTGCTGGAGTAACTCCGGCTCTGGCCTGTCCACCGATGGTATTAAAATCATTTCTAACAAATGCCATCTTAGCTCTCCCTACAAGTTACATCGCATATGCCGTCAACATCGACCGCTATCGCTCCAGCACTGTACATAGCTGTTACGAGGAAGGATGTTCTTTCCGGTACATAATTGATTTCTGTTTTAGCTGGCATACCAACACCAAGACCGATTGCTGACTTATGGAACGCTACACACGTTCTGTCATTTGATCCATCGATTGGAATACCGCCCTCATCTCTGTCACCAAACATAATTATTTGGAAACCAGCGAAAGTTTGAACTTCACCTCTTTGCAAGGCTTGCAGTTGTATGAAGTCTGAACTCACTGCTCTTTCATCACCGAGTAAGGAGGCCATTGAATTAGCATGAACTAAGAGGCATCTCTCGGTTGAGGGTACGTTCTTAGCGTTGAGTTTCTTACCAGCCTCAATAATCTTTCCGACATTAAGGTCAGAGGCACTTGCTGATCCAGAAGTCACCACAGTGTTGGCAACGGTTGACCCGGCTGATGCGTTGATGAGTGCATCGATAACCACTTGGTCTTCTCGTCTTGCTATGGCTTTTCCGAGCATTTCGGCAAGCTCTGCTCTTTCGTCAAAGTTTACTTTTGCCTGGTTGAAAATGTCACTGTACTCTGATGCAGAATAATCCACCATTGTCGCTGTCACGCTGGAAAATTGCGCTCCTACCGGTGTTACTTGTGTACCGGGTGAACGAACAGAGGCTGATCCTTTAGCTAACTTTGGGAACTTTACAGTTGAACCTTCTACGTTTGTTCGGGTTCTAACAGTGCCGGCAAGTTTAGCCTCAGATTGATAAGCCTGGTGAACTTCGCTTTCAAAGATAGTGACGAATGCGTTTGATATTGCATTGTTGGACATCTATCTCTCCATAAAAAAATTAACATTAGTGTTCGCTTGGTTATGGAATAAATCCGCCAATCAAAGTGATTGAACGGCTACAGATGTAGTTATCGCTCAATCCACCGATACCATATCTTGAAAATGTAGTAAAGCTAAAAGTAGCGTCTAGTTATGCGATATTATCGTAGAACTCTTTTTCCTTCTGCTTTCGCCATACCGGATCAGACCTCCAGCGAGGATCAGCTACATATTGCGCTAACTCTTCTTTGGTCTTGCTTTCTCCGGTGAAGGAAGGAATAGGTAATTCTTTGGGGCTAGAGAGATTGCGTATCTTTCTGAGGAGCCTAGTACCATCTGCGGTACCGCCCATCTGATCCAATACGTCAAACTCGGCTTGAGATATAACACCCTTGCTCAATAGGCTGTTTGCCCAATCATAGTTAGATCGCACCAGTTCAACCGCATTGTTGCCCAATAGTCGCTTTTGTTCCTCAATAAACTCTTGCTCACTCTTGGCCTCATCCTCAACCGCACCGACAAACTGCAAGGCTAGGTCTTGAAAGTCCTCTTGTGACATCCCATAGCGTTGCGCCATGTCCTTATAATTGTTGAGCATCTCATCATCTTCCGGAACATTATCTCCTAAGAAAGCAACATCATACTCTTTCGGAGCTTTGTGTTCGCCTCGTGAGAACTTCTTCTCTAGCTCAGAATAGGCTTTAGATAGCTTTTCTACGTTCGTGCCGTTCTCCGCATCCCAGAACTTCTCCGGGAGGAAGTCCGGTTTGACGAACTCAATCTCGTCTGGATCAACACCCTCCGGCTCAGCATTGGTCTGGAGGTGCGAGTTTTCGTCTTCTGTCTGCGTGGCATTGAGATCCTCTCCTGCTAGTTTCTGCATATTGCTTTCAGCTTGTGGTTGCTGTTCTTGTTGTTCCTCTTGCTGTTCTTCAGACATTCTTGGCTCTCCTTATTCTGCTATGTATCTGTCGTATCAGTGAGTTTTGGCCTTCCCGGAAATATCCTTGACTTGGATCGGTTCCCGGATACCAGCACGGTTGATCTATCGTAGTACTCGCCAAATGCTTGAGTACCTTTAGACCATCCGGTGTATTGAAGACGGTAGCATAGAGCATATCCATCTGGGATGCTTGCGGATCTTCAGTTACCTCCGGCCAAAGATCATCATCAAGCTGGTTGTTCTGGTTCTCCGCCACCTTCCATCATTCCTTGTTGTTGTGCCATTTGCTGGGCTTGTTGCATCAGCATTTGCTGTATTTGTTGCTTTTCTTCTGGTGTCATTCGGACTTCAGCCGGGATAGCCAGTTGATCAGCAATATAATCGAGTAGCACTTCTTGTTTCACGGCAAGCTGTCCAGCCGGCCCAAAGCTCTGCGCTATCTGCATATACTGCATAATCTCGCTGACTTTCTCCATATTCTGCGACATGGCAATCGGGGCAACTGGTTGAACTTTGACTTGTAGACCATTGATCTTCAACGGTAAATCAATCATGCCAATCTCATCCATGACCTCTAGAGTACGTCTAACCACCGGATACATGGTTTCCTGGATCAATCGCCCAAAGGCACTACCCATGTTTTCTGAAAGTATCTTCATCTTTTGCATGATCTCTGTAGCGGATCGGGCTGAGGAGGTATCGGGAGGCAACATATCATCCATGAGGATTTGCTTGATAGACATCACAAGATCCTGTTGTGACATTTGCGATAGCTGAGGATCACCGGATCGGGGCAGGGGCTTGAGACTTTCTCCCTGGTTTCCACCGTTTCGCGCCACTGGTATGATCGCTCCGGGTACCAATCGCACCGCATTTGGGTTGAGAACACCGTCATCCATCGCTGTATACACACCGGCTATAGAGAGAGAGGCATTCTTGAGATGATACTCTTTGAGCTTGTTCAAGGTCTTGATATCGTGAAGAGCGGTCAATACCGGGCCTCGGCCATACTTTTCCCCGGTGGCTTTCATATAGCGTGATACGACCCAGGGGAAGGAGTTCATACGTCTATAGACGAGTTCGTCTTCTCCTTCTTTGGTTATGACATGATAGTGGTAGATACCTTCGTCCTTGTCATAGCAAGTGATTTCATAGAGATCGATCTTCTCATCTGGCCTACCGTCATACTTTTGTTTAAGTTGTGCTGGTATCTCAGCATCGGGAAACTCTTGATCTAGGGCGGTAAATGGTATCCTATGATTGCGATAGACCTTATCGACAGTACCAAAAGGCCCTTCATCATAAGCAATCAAAAAAGAGGGAACGGCTGTATAGCGTATGGGCTGTAACTCGTCACCCGGTTGGATGATCATTACAGCCGTTCCGATAGCTAACTCTAGGAGGAACTCGCCCATAGCCATATCAAAGTTTGATTGACGCATGACATCAAACATCTTATCGGCATAACTATCCAATATGCGCTGAATTTCTATGTGTCTTTCTGGTGGTATCTCTTCACCGGGAACCAGCCGGCACCAATGTCGCTGTGTGGGGAACACTCCAGATTGTAGTCGATTGGCAAATCTCTGGGTTGCGTGGATAGCCGTACTATCATACACCCGGTTCATCTTATCGTTTTTGGGTGAGGTAGTCTCGTAGTTGCCGTCATAGAGGTTTCTATTGGGCAGGACATAGCGATAGGCATCTTCATAGATCGACCGCCACTCGTCTTTGTGGGCCATAGCCTTTTTAAATCGGGCCTTTAATGTGGTGACATCAAGTCTCATGCGTAGCTTTTATTGACCTTAATCTTCCCCCCGGTCTGTTTCGCCATCTTCTTGGCCTCCGCTACTCCCTTCTTCGTGTACTTGAACTTCTTCTTCTTGGTTCCTTCCTTCGTCTTGTAACTCACCATAGGCATTGGTCATCTCCTTTTTTCTTGGGTTGCGAATATATTTCTTCATCCTCTTGGGTTTCTGCTTGGGCCAAGTGTTCGTGATACTTGTATTGGGTTACCTTGTGCTTGATTATCCTCTCTATCCTGCGATAGAAGCTGGCGCATTCCCCCGGTTTTCATCTTTCGCATACGTTCATTGATCTTTCTGCGTTCGGTTATCTCAGCTTTTTGTGTACGTTCCTCTTGTTGCTGGACTTGCTGGTCACGTTTTTGCCGACTTTCTTTTTGTTCCTGCGTTTCACCGCCACCGCCACCAAATAAAAAACCCATCAGAAATACCTCGCATATAAAAAATGATCTTCTTGGTTAGGGCCAAAGTTCTTCATTAGCCCTTCTTTTTTGAATACCATCATTTCAATCCATCGAACAGCCCGAACGTTTTCCGAAAATACATAACACTGGTACCGCTTTGCTCTTAAAACCTTGGCCGTGTACTCAAAAAAACGTATGGCAGTGCGGTGCGTCTTCATGGTGTGGGTATCGAGATCATCGGCTGGGATCAGCCAGCACTCATAGCATCCCTGCCAAAAGGGAACGAGGCCAAACATAGCGAATACTTGATCGTCTACCACTGCGGAGAAGGATAATCCTTTCGGTAACCGGTGGGCTATTGTCTCTTGATTGGCCTTGATGAAGGGAGCGTCTAGCGATCTATAGCTGACCGCATTGAGGTGATCGGGTTCAAAGTCAATGATCTTGGCCGTTACACCATCTAAAGTGGATACTTCAGTGATTTCATTAGGCGAAAACATCAAAGTCACCCCAGGCATTAGCTGTTTTGTAGAAATGAGGGGATTTGCCCCTGACCATGTTGCGATGCTCCCCACCGCCTAGCAGAAGATAGCCCAGACTATCGGCAACGTGGGAGTTGTGGTCTTTATTCGGAACATCCTTGAACCGTTCATGCCCCGATCCCATAGCCACTCTTTTGAAGTGATAGCCTCCAGCGAGAGCTTTTCTAAGCCGGACACATTCTCTATGCACCATAAAGCCGGGTTTGCCGTCTATCAATCGGGTCATTGGGATAGCTCCGGCCTCTCTTCGGGTTTTAAACTCGTTTGTTGCGGTAGGTCGGGCTACGAGGCCATGTGTCTTGAGGTGATCAAAGGCTGTTTGTTCATAGATCATATCTCTTGCCGATCCTGCCGGGTCACCCCAGATCATGCACTCGTATTTCGGAAACCATGTCTCTAGTTCGGATTTTAGCAAATGGGCAAAGCGTTCTAGCCCCATGTCAAACGTCACTATCTCGCGGAGAATATGCCACCGGCCATTTTGCATTTTCTGACCAAATACCGCAGAGGGTGTAAGACCAAAGTCAAGGCCCACTTGTACCGGAATACCTTCTTGTATGGTGAGATCATCGGACATAGAGTGATCATCATACTCCGGCCAGACCGGTCTACCTTCCTGGACATACGAATATTTACCCTCGGCATAGCATCTAATCCAATCCAAGGTCTTGCCCGGCACGAGCTGTTCGTAATATCCAACTGGGAGATTGTCTAGGTTTTCAGCCTTTGGGTTTGTCTGCCACCATTTTCCGGCTTGATACATATACCCCTGCGCCTCTGGCATATCGGCCGGCACCTCATCGGCATGAACTTCTTTTACACCGCCCGGTTGTTTGTAGAAACCCCACTTGAATTTTCCGCTAGGCTTTTCTTTCTCGGCCATGTTGTAGAGCCAGTGATCATCATCACAAGGGTTACTGTCCATGCTAATGCCTCTCCATGTCGGGCCACCATCTGATTTAGTAGGATACCGACCCACACGATGCGAGAGGCCATCAATCACGGCTTTGGGTAACTCTTTACTCTCATTGACAAATGCCCCGGTAAGTTCCAGAGACAACAGCTTTCGTACATCTTTCGGCTGATCAAGGGCGAGAAACAAGACCTTCATATCAATCCCGGACGCTCCTTCCTTTGAGGGTAGGCGAATATGATGCTTGATCGGTGGCGCATGATGCACATTCCCCCAAATATCCTCCGGAAAGAGTTCCAGCCATGTCTTGAGAGTAGTGGTCTTGAGCATAGGATAAGAGTTTCGTACCACCGCAAACCGTGTGTATTTGATCCCATCT